TGAAAAAGATGTTACATTGTTTGAGAAGATTGCGCTTGCTGCTACTGCTCAGAAATATTGGTCTGATAATGGCGTGTCTGTAACGCTTTCATTTGACAAAGAAACTGAGGCAAAGCATATTGCGCCTGCGCTTCATATGTATGAGGGACAACTAAAGGCTGTTTCATTTTTGCCTATGGGAAATACAGTTTATCCACAGCAGCCATATACCCAGATTACAAAAGATGAATACGAGTCATATATCGGCAAGATCAAGAAAATTGATTGGTCTGCTATTTACGACGGTGTAGAAAATCTTGAGGCTCAGGGAGAGGCTTATTGCACTACAGATTCATGCGAAATAAAAATCTCGTAGTATGATAAAATAGACTCATAATGTCTAGTCCTTCAAACCTATACGCTGAGAAAGTATTTTCTGAACATCCGACTTGCCTTTGGCCATTGGACGATAAATCAGACTATATTTCTTTAATCAGTGAAACTAATAGAAACGTATACAGTTGGACTCCATCAAATGGTGTAGCAGTTAACTATACTGCAGTTTCTGATGAACCATTTCCAAACAGCAGTGTTACAAGGATTACTGGAAATAATCCAAGTCCAGGAAGTGTTAACGATACCGTTCCTTTATCTGCTACTTTTTTAAGTGGAGACATCGCAAACTTTCAGCAGTTAAATCAAGATATGGCAACATTTTGTATTGGTGCCTACTTTTACGCAGAGACTCCTTATGTAGATGGGTTTGAGATTGGATATCAATATTATGATACTGTACAGGGGCAGACTGTAAAAGTAGTTAGAGAATTTAATACTACAATTTCTGAGAAGTGGATCTTTGTTTCAGAAACATTTGATATCCCAACAGACAATGCTACTTTCAAAATAATTTTAGGAGTTAAGTATTTAGCAAATATAAACTCATCAGAGCCTTATAGATTTTTAATAAATGGAGTTAGCGTAGGTCAATGGTCAGAAGAGTTTAACTCTTTGTCATTAGGTGTAACAAAGTCTTCGCTTCCAAGCAATATCTTGGGTCCGTCTAAATATGGAATTCCAGCAAAAGCCTATGGGTTACAAGATTCCACAGGCTACTACTTGGTAAAAAATGATTCTTTAGTTGCAAAGAACAGTGGAGTTCCAATGGTATACGGAGCATCAACTGTAAGCATTCTTTCTCCAAACGGAACAGACCCTTCGTTAATAGTTCCAGGCTACGGATTCATGAATAAGATTGGTCAGTATAAAAGTTATACCTTTGAATCATGGTTAAGAATAACTGCAGACACAAGTACAGAATCTCCAAGAAGAATATTTGGTCCGATTAGATCTAGCGATGGCTTGTATGTAGACGGTCCATTCTTAAAATTAAAAATTGGAGAAACTGTAGGTTCCCATTATATTGGTGAGTGGTGTAGACCTATGCTTGTTCATATAAGAGTTATCGAAAACTCTGCAAGCCTGCTAATAAACGGAGAGCAAGTTCTTTCTTTAGAATATCAAACATCTGATTTAGTTTTTCCAGAAGAATATTCTGGCGGTATGCATAATGATTGGCTAGGATTTTACGCTTATGACGATGTCTCTTTGGTTGAAGTTGATTCTATAGCGATATATTCATATCAGGTTCCAGCAGTCGTTGCAAAAAGAAGATTTATTTACGGTCAGGGAGTTGAGTTTCCAGAAAACATAAATACATCTTATAGCGGAACTTCTGTTTACATCGACTACCCATTTGCAGATTATACAAATAATTACTCTTATCCAAATATAGGAAGTTGGGGTCAAGGAGTTTTAGATAATATATCTACTACTAATAACATTCTGACTGCTCCAAATTATAATCTGCCAACACTTGTATTTCAGAATACTACAGAAGAAGAGTTTTTAGATCATAATGCTACACTTCAAACAGAAGTAGACAAGTTAATAACTTTTGGAACAACTGGGTATAAAGGCTATATGCTTTTCCCTAATTTAAATATATTAAATCAAGATACAAAAGCAATTTATGGTATTTTTAAAGACAAGACATCATCTTCTGCACAAACTTTGATTCTTATAGAAAATGAAATAACCAAAGATTATTTTGAGATTGAACTTAATCAAACAACAATTAACTATAAACTCAAATATGGATCTTCTACAGAAACAATCTATCAGGCTTTAGGATATCAGATAGGAGAAATATTTTCTGTAGGTATTAATTTTGAAAACTTTGGTAATTATTATGGAGCAAAGGTTTCAGATTTCTTTGCAAATAAATCACAACTAAAAGTTTATGTAGGATCTCAGAAGGATTTTACAAAAGCATTTGATGGAAACATATACAAGATTGGTTTCTGTAATGAAAGTAATTATAACGAGATATCATACTTATTTAATTCTTTTGGAGTAACCCTAGACTACGAAAATGTTTTTGATTTGTATGCAGAAACACAGGCAATAGAATACGATGCTGGAAACTTATACTTTGCAAATGGTGGAAGTTATTACAATGACAATGGAGACTTCATTCCAAATCTTGGACAATATTGGGATTATGTGATTAATGGAGGAGATCCATTTTCTTTTGTGTATGCAAAAATGATTGATCATACTGCTAGTTATACTCTATTTCCAAAGTTACATTATGGCAACTTTATGTTAGATATTGCTGTAAAGGGAAGTTGGCAAGACTATATTCCTCTTACATATTTTGCACAGTATGTAACAGATGCTAAAGGTAAAAGATACTACGACTTAGACTTTTTGCAATTTAATATAGACTATCCAGCGCCCTCTAAGTTTGCTGAAATAGAATCGGCAACGGGAACAGGATGGACATACGCAGAACTTGAGTATCAGTATAGTAATCCTATACAAAGGACTTACGCATCTTTGGATAATCACCTATATACTGGATACAATGATTACGATGATTTAAAAAATAAATCTTCTAAAAATTATGTGTATGACACCACTAAATCTTTAGTAAAAACAAATATTACTTTTCAATATACAGAGACTGGGAATAATGCTCCAGACTCGTATTTTGTAAATAGTGTTAGACCAGATAAGGGCGGTATTGTAGAACCAGGTGAAGACTGGATTAATACTAAATATGAAGTTGTGGATAACATGCTTATATATCCTCCAGTAGGTGCAAACTTCGATGATCTGTCTGTTGTCGTTAGTGTTGATTTTGAAATTCCTGGAATTATAACAAATCCAGTTAAAATAAAAAAGTTAGAGTTTGCATCGCAGGCATTTAATAAAGATACCTCAAATCCAGTAGGAACAAGATTTGGAAATCCTATATACCCTTATAAGAAGTCAGGCTTATATTTTGACTATAAGACGAGAAATCCTTTTAGCATATATAAGTCAAGTAGCCCTTATCTATACATGACAAGATACTCTGGCATACAATTAAGAGGTCAGTATGATCCATCAGTTAATCGTGGATTATCTATGCCTATAAATCAAACAAAAGCAGAAAACTATAAAGCAATGGCTATGCAGTTGGCTTTAAGATACGACGAGGATTTTTTCCCGTATGCCCCAACTCAAATTTTTGAAATTCAAAGCAAAGATTCTTTAATAAAGTTTTATATGGTTTCCACACATCCAGATGGCAAGAGAGCAAAAATATACGCTATAAATGCAAACACTGGCCGTGTTGAAAATGGTATTGCATTTTATATAAATGGCTTGATAGTAAAAGATCCAACCATAACAATTAAGCAGTGGGCATTTTTGGGAATATCTTTTTCTAAACTTTTGGACTTTCATAAATATCGTGGGGCATTTAGAGTTAATGGACCAATCCTAGTTAACACAATCTCTCACTATCAGTCTACAAATCTGCAAGAAGTTCAGAGGGTGTCTAAGCGACCTTGGTTCAGGGTTAAGTTTGCTCCCCCACTTAGCCTAGACTGGGAATACTGGCATTTAGCATTTTTATGGCAGGGGGTACTGGTATTGTCAACAACTAATTACTATGGAGTAGACCCTTCAGATATATATAAGACCTATACTGGAACAAATAAAATAATTGTAGACGATCCAACGGTATTTTCGTTAAATAATTACGAGTACGTAGTTGTTAAGGATGTCTCTTGGCAATCAAACACGGTAAACGCAGTATAGTATGGTATACTTATGGTTATGAAAAACCAAAATCCAGGCAAAATAGGTAAGTCTAAGATTAAAGTTATAGATAAAAACTATGACTGGGGTATTTATGTTTGGAAGAGAGCCAATGGAAAATGGTTTACAGACGGACAAGGAAACATTCTCAACATACCTTCAATGAAGGGTGACATTTCCAAACTTGCAGAATTAAAGAAGGCAGCAGCACATTACGGTGAGCCAGATGGCGAAGCGGTATTTTTTGCGGGACTAAGCAGAATCTCTGATGAAGAATATGCAGAGCAAAAGCAAAGAATGGCAGAAGGATTAATCCCAAATCTAAACGATCTTGGTGCAGTGCATGCAGCACAACAAACAATTAAGCGTTATGGAGCACAAGACTAATGTCAGAAGATTTTGAATATTTGATTGGAGCAAGAATTGATGAGCCAGGACAGCAGGCTGACGACTTTAAGTCTTTAGATCCTTTTAATAAAAATTGGGATGAACTAAAAAACCTAGATGGACTAGACAATAACTTTAGACGTCGTGCTGCAAGAATGTCAAAGGCCAATGAGCCAACGCAACAGTATTTAGATAGCGCATTAACAGATAGCACTGGCTTAAGAGGTTCTAAGTCAAAGGCAATTAATCCTGGCACGGTATTTAGAAACGGCTATGGACTCTTTGATGTAATTACACCACCATGGAACTTGTATCAACTTGCAAATTATTACGATACATCTTTTGCTAACCATGCTGCTATCGATGCAAAGGTTCAGAATATAGTTGGTTTGGGATATGATTTTGAAGTGTCTCCAAAGACAATGCTCCGTCTTGAAACAACAATGGAAGATGATCAGTTAGCAAGAGCAAGAAATAGAATTGAACGTGCAAAAATTGAAATGCATGAATGGCTAGAATCATTAAATAATGATGATTCATTTACTACAACAATGATGAAGGTTTATACAGATGTTCA